TCATAAGGATTCATAAGTCACCTCGTAGTCTTTTTCATTTGATTTAACAGTCTGGTCAGATCATCTAATTCTTCTGCAGTGAAATCATCAAAGTAATTTAGACGTTTGATGATTTCATTTTGTCTTTGAAGTCGTTCAAAAACAATTCTCTGATAAATCTCGGCGGCCTCTTCAGGAATTGATATTCCTGCATCAACTAAAGCATCACAACACACGCCGATTATTGTTTCATTGTTCATCATATAATTCTTTTACCTCGCGATTAATATTTCTTTTGTTTATTGACCTAACGAATTTGTGCTCCACTATCTTTAGCTTTGCGCGTGCGCGCTTTGATCGGTTATTTTTATAACTTCCTGTCGGAAATCTATCATGACCCGGACAACACCCGGAATATTTTCTGCTAATAAATGAAAGTTCTCTTTTCAATATTTAATATCCGAAAAGTTAGATTTGATAAATTGAATTAAATTCAAACTATTATTTTCAATTTAAAACAAAACCTTCGATGACATTTATTATCATCGAAGGTTTCTGAATTGGCACCCCCAAGGTGGACTCAAACCACCGACCTATTCCTTAGAAGGGAATTGCTCTATTCAACTGAGCTATTGGGGCATGTGTGTTTAATTAAACTTTGTGATAGTCCGCAACAATATAATAATCCGGTGCTTCGGCTGCGGTGTTGTGTTTATTTACCTCATGACAGGCTAACTTGGCCTCATCTTCTGTTGTATAATATTGTCTATCTATTTCGCCACGCCGACAAAAGTTGGTCGGATGATCTGGACTCGAACCAGAAACCGGACGATTATGAGTCGTCTGATCTTGTCAATTGAGCTATCATCCGAAATATTTGTTATATTGCACTTAGTCGGGCATTCTGGACTCGAACCAGAAACCGGACGATTATGAGTCGTCTGCTCTTGACCAATTGAGCTAATGCCCGACTAAGTGCAATACAATGTTGGTGCCGGGTAAGGGACTCGAACCCTTACGCCTTTCGGCGGCAGATTTTAAGTCTGCTGCGTCTACCGAATTCCGCCAACCCGGCATCTTTATAACTTAGCTTATAGTATAACTGTTCTTTCTGATCTTGTCAATCGCTTTTTTATCAACGATTAAAAGTTCTTTTGGAAACTGTTTCCACTTAGCTTCGTCTCTGTCTGTCTTGTATCCTTTTACTTCTACATATAAATCTTTTGATTCGATGTAAAAGTCTGGAAAGTAAGTTCTCTCACCATTCCAGATATATGTAAATCCATCCGTTGCTCGTTTTGGGTTTAGGTTATTAGCCTTTGCCCATTTGTAAAATTCAAGTTCCCAATTTCCTTGGAATTTAATATCATCGAACTCGATCTGTTTTGTCCTGCCTCTATTCGAGGAAGTATATGAGTCTGGATTATTCTTTACAGCTTCTTTCATTGCTGCAGAATGATTTGCTTTGCGCTCTTCAGACCATACCTGCTTTTTACTTGCTTCACTAAGCCTTTTTCGAGTCTCGATACTTAATGGTTTTGCTGTTCCTTTAATGTACTGATTACTGCCCTGTTTCCTAACATTCCATACGACGGAGTTTTCTTTCTTGCGTTAGGATTACTTTTGCAATATAACTCATGCTGGGCATTACTAACTAATGTCTTTGCTTCTCTATTACAATATTGACAGAACATTTCTTTCTTCTTACAAATTATTTATTACAAGAATTCAAACGCCCAACTATTTAGTGGTAGGCTCCCTGAGGATCGACCCCAGACTCTATTGATTATGAGTCGATTGCATTTGACCAATTAAGCTAGTGTTCATTTAATAGATTAGTTAACTAATCTATTTTTCTAAATCATTTGTTGGGCATTCTGGACTCGAACCAGAAACCGGACGATTATGAGTCGTCTGCTCTTGACCAATTGAGCTAATGCCCAACAAATGATTCAGTTTGTGTATTATACTACAATTTAATTCGTTGTCAAGTCTAATTTTGGTGCCGGGTAAGGGACTCGAACCCTTACACCTTTCGGCGGCAGATTTTGAGTCTGCTGCGTCTACCGAATTCCGCCAACCCGGCACATATCATGCAATCACTATACAGAAATATTTATCTGCAGTCAAACATTATTTTATCGACGTTCGAGCGCAGAAAACCGCGCTCTCTTTAGGAGCGTCGGATAAATGCGCTCCAGATCTACTAACCCTGTGATTCAATATATTGTCTAACAGTTTCTTGACTAGCATTTCCAATACTCGCAACAAAGTAGCCGTCTGACCAAAACGTATGTTCTTTCCAAAAATGCTTACTAAGATAAGCAGAATTGTTAATCCAGATTCTATGAGTTGACATAGATTTAAGACGTTTAACAATAGATAATGGAGATAGTTTTGGAACTGAGTTAATTAACATATGAATATGGTCAGCATCTACTTCCATCGTTTCGATAGTGAAATCTGACTCGGCAGCTATATCCATAGTAAGAACTTAGAATGGTTTAATGTACGATATTCCATACCGATCTATTCTCCCACTCACCATTTCTAAAGAAACTCTTACCATGTAATCTAGTTCCACCGTAAGGAGCGGTATTACACTTGTATCTTTCTGACTTTCCATTATCTATATAAATCCACTGTTTAGGGTGGTTACTATGAATACCTTCAGGCTTTACTCGACAGACGTTTCTCTTACCCAACTTAGTAACAATCTGCTTAACTCCACCTTTTAACTTGATATAGTAGTTAGCACCTTCTGGACGTTTGTTAGATTTGTATAGGGCTCTTAATCTAGTCAAACATCTTCTAACTTTTACTATCTTTTCAATGAAAGTAACTTTTCTATTAATATCAAGTTCGTTAGTAATAACAGGTTGATCCTCAAATATCTCACCCGTATTAATATCGAATACATTAGACTTGTTACATGCTAGAACAAAGCTATCAATACAATGAGCTTCAAAACACTGATCATCTTTAGATTTAGACTTTAAATCTATTCCAAAGCTATTAACTCTTAACTTTTTAGTATTAAATCCATAGTATGTTTCAAGCTGGATTCCTAATGAACGAATGAAGTTGTATAGTTCAGTTTTACCCTGTTCAACAATACTAAAAGCTCTTCCATTAGTTGAAGCGTAATGATTAAATTTAACATCTTCAACTACTATCTTGGAGATAGGAAATATTCTAATCAACTTCAAGATTACCCACTTTCTAAAGTCAATATTAGCACGTATAGTCGGAGTTAACTTCTTAGATGTTCTATTATCAAATCTAATAGGTCTATGTCTTTTTCTTGACCTTCTGACTCGACGGTTAGATGCTTGACGAGCTTTAAACGTCTTAATCGCATTCTTACCGTTCTTAGGACGTTGAATAAGCTCTAGGTTAACATGATGGCATTTAGAACTTACAACTGATATACCGTCAAACGTAGAACCTGGGTCTAATCCTAGGTGAACTTCTTGAGTATCTTCACCTGACGGGTCTACTAAAAGTTGAAGATAGTGAATTTTCAACTTTCTATCGTAACGAATACGACCTTTACCGGAGTCTATAAATTTCTTAACTCTAGTAGATTTCATAGGCATTAACGGTTTGCCTTGATAACGAACTGGACATCTGTGCATTTTGTGAGTATAACTCCAAATGGAAACAAGATTTAAATCTTTTCCCTCGACGTTGGCATCGGCTACCATCTGTTAGGACTGGGAATGTATCCTAACGCGATTGGAGAATATTAACGTTAACTACTCTCACCGTATACCGGCTCCTAACATAGTTAGGCGTCTTATCAACTACTAAATCGAATAATCTTCTAAAAAGAAGTTCCTCGATGGCTTAAGTAATCTTTTGAACTACTCAAGCCGCGCTGTCTTTAGCAGCGCGGCAGTTGACTCTCCCGACGTGTAAGCGGCACTATCAATCATATCCTGAACTTTATATAACATATCATAAAGGTCTTTATAATTCGTCTCAAGAAACTCATCTCGGGACCGTTCACAAACATAATTACAGCAATGATCGTTGTATACTGTCCATGCGTAATTATCAAGCTGAGTGTGAATGGCACACAGCATATCGACACTAATATCGACACTAATATCGACAAAAATTTCATCAGACATTCTCATTCACCTCTGTAGTGTGTTGATGTAAGCATCATATCACAGGAATTGTTGCTGGTCAAGAACTTTTTAACACGTAACAACTTCAAACAACTTAACGGGATAATCTGCCTCAAAAACGATTTCTGCATCTTCAAATCGGGGGTTTGTGAATCTAACACAAGTCCTAACCAAGAAAGTATCTAAAACAGAAACTTCCGCATGACAATCAATAATACCGCCGCACATAAATGATGAATTTAGCCCGTTAACAGAAACAATATTACAAAAATCACATCCGGGCGCACTTGAAAAGAACAGTCTACCGTCTCGCATTTGTATACAAAGACCATCACACTGTTCGCTTCTAAATGTAAGCGAAATTTCTGATACGCTTAGCAGCGCCAAATCTTCAAATTTGCGTTCAATAGGATCAAAAAGCGCATCTGTAATATCCATAATCAAATCACACCTGTGCTAGTTCGGTTTGTAGAGTTTCAATCATAAAATCTAGCAATTCCCAACGAAGTTGGCCATACTCACTAGATTTGTCCCAAAGGGTATTATTACCGACTGCCTTATAATATTCATTGGCACCGCCGGGAATTGGAAACACCTCATCACCAGAAAACTTCGGAAACCGATGAAACACATCATGCATAATTTTACGAATTGCCTTCAGTGCTTCGGTAAACCCGCCCTCGCCAAACTTTGATATACAATGACATTCAACATTCCAACAAATTCCACCGAGCGAATAACTTGGCCCATTGGTTTTAATCCCAACAAGCATATTCAAAATAAAACTCTTAATATCATTCATTTCCGCCGTTTCCTCAATTTAGTGTAGCATCTGGTTAGTCACAATATAATCTGTATTGATTGCAACTAACCAGATTTATTTTTGCAATTACCAGAAATATCCGGCAATTACCCCGACAGGAGGAACAAACACACCGATTACTTGAATAACAAACTTCGCCGTAATTGTTGCGGTGTCTGCCTCGGAAAAAATATTATAGATGTTGTGCGCGTATCCATACAAACAACCAATGATAAAGGTTAGATAACACACAATACCAGAAAGACTAGAAAAAACAACACCCTTGCGCATTTTAATTTCCTCGATGATGTTTTTCATCAATCAGACGCTTAACTACCTTGAAAAGTCCCGGATTTACAACCAATGCTTCCGGAACAACTTTGTGTCTGATGTGATTTCTGATTGCAAACTCACAATCATCATTCGTCACATCATGCACCCATGATACACCGTGTCGCACTGCATAGTCAATCAATTTTTCCTTTCTTGTCGTAAGAAACGGTCGGACACAATTTGCATGTGTATAGTCCATAATTCTAGGAACACCGTGCATACATCCGAACAAATATGTTTCAACGGCATCATCTAATGTGTGTGCAATTACAACAGGAATTGAAAACGTCTTAAACCAAGAATACCGTCCGGTGCGCCAGTGTGCTTCCTTAGATTGACCGCGCTGCAATGACGAATCTTGTTCTTTAATAATCAACTTAATATTATATAAGTCACACTGCTCTTTAACAAATTCGGATTCTGCTTGTGAATTTACAGAATCCGAATGAATAAAGTGAAGTGCGGTGATATTGTGATAATTTGATAAGAAATGCATTGCTGTCATCGAATCAACCCCTCCCGATACAGCAACACACAATTCCCTTGGCAATCTTTCAATCAACTTAATCACAATATCACCGATTATTGGAGCGAAATGCGGGGATCAAACCCGCCTTATCGCGCAGCGTCCGAGTGGACTGCCGGGTTATGCGCTTTTCTGCCGCCGATAAGCTGCGCGGATACTTTCAAGTAATTCACATGCCTTTGACTCAAAAGTAGAGAACTGCTGGATATTGTCATCTTTCAAATGTATTTGTCCTTCACCCGTATTTCCCCTGTGCTGGCCCGTTGAGTAGTATTTATTGCCAGACACTTCATCAGATGAAAGAACCCAATATCTAATTACATCGCGCCATACACCGACCCAAACAAACACATCGCAACAAGCCGGCTTGACCTGTTGAAAATTCATATCGAATCGCTTCTTTGAGTCGGAAGAAAGGGCCTTTGCGTAAAGAGCATCCCGACTATCAAAGTCAACTGCTCTGGATGCTTTTACTTCAATCCGAATTTCTCCATCGAGAAAAAAATCATACTGACCAGAGTAATTTTGATCGAGCTTCTTTGTGGGCTTTACCAACTCCGGAGCAATTTCTTTTAAGTGACCTTGCGCCCACGCCTCGCCAAACCCTCGTGGGGCGCTAATTTCAAAGACGTGCATGTAGCGGTTTCTGGCAATGTAATCATCTCGAAGTTCGTAATAGTCGTCGATAGTAATCTTGCCGTAACCCATTAGCGATGAAATAAGAAATTCGCATTCATTGAACGGATAAAAAGAAACCAAGTCATCCAAGCGCTGCATCACTTGATCACGCTTCTCCTTTTCGAGTTCACGCACTAGGCCGATCAATTTTTTCTTTAGATGTTCCATGTTCTATTTTTCCATTTGTTTAATTACGGAAATCTCGTTTTCATTTAGGCCAAATACTGAAAATATCAGTTCATCTAGCATTTCTGGAGCGCTTCTGTTGCCAACAGCTGAGTCTACAAGGCGCTCGATTGTGCTTTGTATTTTCAGGTCGATCAATGGGAACGGTAACTTCTCAAGATCACCCCGAAGAACTTTGTGGGTGGCGAATTTCTTTTTGAAAATGTATTGAAAAACGGAGGAGTTTAGGAACGCCAGAACCGTCTTGATACTCATGCCAGGAATTGATGGAATTAAAATATTCGCGCTATTCAGAGTGAGGTGTTGCCTATCGTCGTAAGCAAAAACAAGTCGCTTAGAAATGAACTTGTAAATCAGTTTTTCTGGATATCTAAAGAATCTCTCTTGAGCCACTTGCTGAAAGGCGCTCGGGGTGAAGTGAATAAATGATCTTGGCTCGCCCAAATAGTAAGGATAAACATCACTTCCCCTGAAGACAGCTTCCGCCCCATGCTCATGGATATCAAGTACAAATTTTTTGTTATCCCCCGTAACGATGCCAAGCGCCCATTCAGCATTGTTTGAGAGGGTCAAATGCTCTACCGAGTAAAGCTTGTTTAACAAACCTTCTTCGTGGGATTCCGTGGAAATATTAAATGCGAAATCCTCATTTTTCCTAAATCTATCTTGTGCAATGTAATCAGACTTTCCTTCTCTTTCTACCAAGACCAAAGAACCATCAATTTCTGATTCCTTGATTAGGTCCAGCCGGATTACCGGAGTAAAAACACCGGAGAACTGCCGACCAAGTACCGAAATTTTAGAGATTATTGTTTCGCATAAAATCAAATCTCTAATATCGGCGTGAGTTTTTATCTTAAGAATAGATTCAGGCAAAATAAATGAAAGTTGGCCGCCTCTTCTAAGGAGCTGAATTGCCTTCTCTAAGAACATTGAAAACGTTTCCCCAGATTTTATTTTTTTTGAAACTGAAAGTTTAGATGCTGCGTTTTTGTATGCACCCCATGGCGGATTTGTTGCTATTGCGTCGATTTTTCCAATAAGGTTGTTTGTTTCACAGAAAATTTCACCGGTTGCCAGCTCCGCAAGGGAGTCCATGCAAAATATATTCGGTGAAAACTCAGCGCTTTTGTGCGCCATCAATAAATTGATTCGAGCAATATTTGTTGCGATTCTGTCGCACTCAAATCCATATATATTCTCTGGTGCTAATTTGAATTTTTTTGCCGCCATCAATAAGTACTGGCCAGACCCGCAGCATGGGTCGAGAAATGTCTTTATGGTACCATCAATACAAGACAGCGCATCATCGACTAGTTTGGACGGCGTGTAATAAGAACCCTGCTCTGATTTATGCCCTTCTATAAAAATACTCTGGTAGAGCAAGCCTAAAAAATCTTCGCCATCGTGGGGATTGATTAGTTCGTATATATCGCTATATAGGAAATTGTTTGCAATATGAAGCGAAGATCGCCATTCGTGAATGACTGATTTCACCGATTGCCTTGCCCACGAATGGAATGACTCCAAGCTAAACGGATCGCTGCCGCATTCCTTTTTAACTTCGCCACTTATCTCTAAAAGACGAAGCGTAGCCAAGAAAATAACAGCCTCAGTTTCCAGTCCGTCATTTTTTATAATAGAAACTAGATTGCTAATATGTGAAACTAAGCGTGGGTTGTCCGTATATTCCTCTGGCAAGAAAGTACTCAAGGCTCCAGCTTTATTGGCGCGTGTTTGTAGCCTGCTAAAAGTCCCTAAGCCAATTTGCTTTTTAAGACTCAAGACGGACTCCTCCGAGAATAGAAGAGGGCGAGCAGACACTGGCTTGATGTGCCCAGCCTTTGCCCAGTTCCTAATCGTTGCGGATGACACAGCCATGATTTTTGCTGCGTGATCTATTGATACGTTTTTCATTCTCTCAATATCCGATAGGTGCGGTACGTGATTTTGACGCATATAAAATTCTGGCATTAATAACATCAATAATGCCAGAAATCTGTTGTGCTTCATTAATATTCACTAAGTCAGTCATCTTTATTTGCCCCTCGTTGATTAGATTTCTAGCCAATACACACGAATTACACTGGTCCCTTCATCCGATTTTGAATAAACCCGATGAAACCCCGCCCTAGAAATCAAGATTGCAATATATGCAGCCTCATGGGCATTGACCCCATGTAGGGGAATTTCAACATAAAACTCCCCGTTGGCACTGGCCGCCGTAATCGCCTTACTTACACGCTCAACAATGCAGTTTGCAGTTTCCGGAAATTGTTGTTCAAATGCCTGAATAGTATCATTAACAACATCCTCATAAACAAGATTGAATTTTGACACTTAAATAACTCCTCTGTTCTTAAAAATTGTCTTAATGACTTCATAATTTATGGGCGTATAGTCAATTTGTTCTACACACGCACAAAAATATTTCAAGTCAGTTGAATTATCTACATTAATCACATTATCACGATGCAAATGCCCGTGGACATTTGCTAACCAGCGCGAATCTAACTGCGAGTCATGAACAGGTATGTGACTCAATATGATTTTATCATTATTGAATACACGAAGTGCACAAACATCATAAAAATATTTTAGATATTGTGTCGCCCCGTATATATCATGATTGCCCATGATTAGTTTTTTCTTCCCATTCATTCTATCAAGCAAGGGAAGAAACTTTTTATTCATTGTCACATCGCCTAAGAAATAAACTTTATCATTGGGCGACACAACAGAATTGTGTCTTTCTATTAAATGCTCATTCATTTCCTCAACAGACGAAAAATCCCGCATTTTGGGTCGGTTTTCTTTGGACAGAAGAAAACTCTTCTGTCCAAAATGATGATCAGACGCGATAAAGATTTCACCCGCGAACATATGCGATGCTTTGTCGTGTGACTAAAACTTCACTTCCGATTGGAAATGCCTTGACGTGTCCGGAAAAGAAATAGACTAGGGCGTGATCATCGACGAAATCCACTGCCTGAACACACTTAAATTGATCGGGATGACGCTCTTTGTCGGTCCCGATATAAACCCGCATGCGCGGGACGATCTTGCCGGCTGCAATCTTGCTGGTGTGGTGTGACATTTTTACAACCTCATGTCGTTGAAAGTGTGTGCATCATATACAACAAAGACCTTTGCGTCAAGGGAATTTTTTGCACACGGTAGAAATCCCCCGATTAAAATATTTCATTCCGGTTTGATACAAATCAATTTCCGTGCCAAAAACCCCAAACTTAGGTGCACCAGTTCTAAATAGCGATTCACTAGCAGCAATCACTAGATCATTTTCATCCGTGACATTAAACACAGACAGCCTATACAAATTCTCTAACATGATGGCCAAGCAATCATGATCAATAATAATTGATGAGTTCATTTTTATTCTTTCACCGTCACCTGAATGACATCAACATACTCAAGGTCTGAAAACCAATCCCCCCATGGGAAAAACCTATATTCAAATCGCTGTCCATCGGAACAATCAATTACAATGCTTGTTTCAGACTTATTCGGGTCATAAACCGGATTATAAAGTTGCGAAGAAAATTCCTTGGCACATTCTAGTGAAGCGAAAATACCAAACGGCTCCGCAGAAGAATAGTGACTGCACCCGAATGAATCACCGTCGCTCCATACGGCATACACTACATATGCTGTAGAGTTAGCGGGAAAATCTAATGCAGACAGACAGTTACAAAATCTAATAAATTCTATACTTTATGATTTAGATTTTGTTTGTTTACGATAAGGGACTGTAAACTCCTTATCAGAGAACACGCCATGTTGACTCCAAAAGAATCCATTACCACGGTTGTTGTTCTCTGCCATAAATCTTCTACTAATAACAGATAATTGTATGCTGTTATTTTTAGCACCATTCATATCGGCATCAATGGTAAACCCACAATGTCGACATCGGAATGTTTTGCCATTTCGATTTGATTTATGGACATATCCACACGAGAAGCATCGTTGCGACTTGTATGCAGGGCTTTGCAATTCCACACGGACGCCGTGTTCCTCGCAAATACTCGTGATGGATTTATGAATTCTACTCCAAGACCAATGTTTCAATGATTTGCTGGTATTTCTACCTTTCTTGATGTTCTTATTACTTTCTAGCCTGATTGTACCATATTTTCCAAGATCAAGTTGTTTTAGTGCCCAATTGATGTGATTTATTGAGTGATCTAGTGCTTTTTGTGCGGCCCTGCTTTCTGGCTTTTTCTTAGCCATCTTTGCATTGATTGATTTCAGGGTATGCCCATGTTTGCACGGTGTGGTAAAGCTCCCATCACTCAATGTCAAAACTGTGGTTTGCCCAACATCGGCACCAATCACTAATTTTGATGTATTTGGAATTGGTTTAAATTCGTATCGAAAATCAATGTGGTTTGTGCCAACCAGAAACCCACTTTTCAATTCGCCTTTGGACGCCAATAATTGACTGTGTTTAGTCATTTTTACTGGAAAAATAATTTTGCCATAGGATTTACCAATAGAAGCAAACACCATGAAGCCATCAAATTCTTTGGTTTTCTTATGAACAAACTTTAGGCAAATGCTATTTAGTTCTGCACGAACATCATTGGTCAATGTTGGTTTTGTTGGTAAATTTACATCAATCCATGATTGCAATTTGCGGATTGATGGGGTTTGTTCTTTTTGCTTTGTTGAAACAACATACCGTTTACGATTCCATTTTTCCACTGCACCTCTGACAATCTGCATGGCCTGTGCCATCACACAGTTGATTGCTCTGGCAGATAAATTGCAATTCTCGGGTTCTAATTTGAGTGGACAAAATTTAGGAAGTTTGTATTTGTTCCTAGCAACATCCCATTCATGTACATTCCCTTTGCTATCAGTAAAAGAGTGTTTCATTGCCCAGATTGCATCAATGTAAAATCTCAACCATTGGTTGTATTCTGCCAAGAAAAGATCAAGTTTTTCTTTCTTGGCAGTATTTGCAAATTTAGTTGAGATTTTACTGACTCTAATCATTGTTGTTTAATTCCTTGATGATGTTATCGGTCTTTCTTTGGCCTCTACGCAATCCATAGAGTCGTGCTATATTGTGTTGCAATGTTATTTATTCAAGGATTTGTTCTAACACAAAAAGTAAGGGTTTCGATCATTGAAACCGAAACCCTAATCTTTTTACCAGAAAACGGGCCGCCGACAAGCGTTACAAGCCTCGTTTTTGTTCTTTTCATATATTAGTTAATTTCACCTTTGCAAAATTAGATAGATCAACAATCTCCCTAATATAGTATGTGCAATATAGATTTTGCCTGTCATCATAAACGGCATAAATTCTATCATTGTCCTGAATTACTACCGATGAAAATGAGTGTCCCGCGTGTTCTTTTGATTCCTGAACATATTTAAGTAAATCAAAATAATAAATCGCACAGGCAACTGCAGTTGTTTCGCCGCTTTTATACTTTGTTAGTACAAGCACATTAGTTCCCCGTTATTGATATGTTACAGAGACAATTTGACACTCTTGATTCTTATACTTATTAAGAATCATTTTCTCTGCCTTTTTGTGCTTGCTCTTTCCGTTTAGAAATACAGATTCTTTCTTGTTCTTGTAAAACTCACCTTCACGAATCCAGAACTTCACTACATATTCATCAGTATTCATGTTTACACTCACACCTGCTGTTGTGATGATTCTTTCTTGCGCTGCACAAATTTAACATCTGCTGATATAATAGCACGCTTCAATGCCGCTTGCAAGTGTTGTTTTGCATTGATAACAGAAATCTTATCTTCCTTAGACATTTTATAGTGTTTATCAGTTTTTACAATAGGAATGTCTTTTAGAGTTCCCATAACGGGGACGATCTTTTCTTTTGTTGTGACTTTTGTTTCTTCTTTCTTTACTGATTTCTTAGAGGGTTTCATTTTTATTTTCCTTCATACTTTTGTTTCAGAGATAGATATAGATCATGTTGCAGGTTATTGCAGTTAGCAATTAAATCTAATTCTGATGATTTAATTTTGTCAATATCATTAATACTACTAAACATCACACCAATATCCCGCCTAAACTTAGCTTTATAATAATTAATTTTATTAGCATATTCTTTTAATCGCTCATCATATTCTTCATCTGTTTCGTCTCTATAATATGATACATCAAAAATAAAATTTGTGTGGGTGTCATTATATTTTGACGAAATTATATTAATAAAATCACTAAGATTATTAGCCTCTATATGCTCATCAACACACTTTACTTGTTTGCGTGATTTACATTCGTTCAACGCTTCATTGTATGTGTTAATCATCCACAACGAATTTACTAAGTCAATATACATATTACTCTTTACTCTCATACCTTTGTTTTAGTGACTGATATAACTCGTATTGCCTTTCATTCAAATCATTATATACGTCAGGCGACTCATCTAAATTCAATTCTATATTTTCAACTAAATCACAAATTGCGTCGAATTCATTTTTGATTTTTCCTTTATAAGCATCTACCATAGAAGCAAAAGTGACCCTCTCATATTCTGCCCTGAGTTTTGCTTCAGCCGGGGTTTCGTCCCGATAATATGATATATCTACTAAAAATCCGGTATAAGATTTATCTGCAAACTCTGATGAAAGTATTTCAATTAGTTCATCAAGGGTATCTGTCTCTATGGTTTCTGATCCGAACTTTACCTTTTTAATTTCTTCACAATCATCTACAGACTCCTTATACCGATTTAACATCCAGACACTATCTTCTAAATTTATACTCATAATTTATTCACCGAATCTACTTTATCATTAAATGTGGTAAATATTATTTACCATTGCACACACCATTCATTAATGCGCTATTAAGTAGGATTACATTTCTTTAATGCCCCTTTATATTTTCCTATTGATTGTATAATAACATTAAAATAAAATCGCCTAGACGCCATTCTACTTCTTCTTGAATTAAACATCAAGAAACGATTTCTTGATGCGGGAAAGCATTTATTCCCGATAAACAGCTTACCAAGCGGTGCATGGGCCTTAATTACACTGTTCTTATACACTCTCATCCCATTTTACTCTACTATCGTGAATCCGTCAACTTTTGATAATTCAATTCGATGTCTAAACCTTGATTGTAACTCAGTTTTGTGTGTTATTACAAATATATTAACCCCGTCCATATCATTAAACATTCTAAATGCGCTTTCTATACCGGAATCATCAAGCGATTCAAGAATTTCATCAATTACAAGTATGTTTGTAGAAACTGAGTTTTTTAATTTTGATATCTCTCTAAACATAAACAACAGCGCAAGGTCAATCCTTGATCTCTCGCCCGCCGAAAATGAATCGTATGTAAACTCATCTCTATATCTTGACCTTATTACTTCATTGAAATTCTCATCAAACGTAAATGAAACAGAAAACTCTAATAAATCAAGATACTGATTTATTATTGTATTCATAGCAGGAACAAACTTCTTAATTATCTGTGATTTTATTCCGCTGTCTTTCAGTAAATCAGCACAAACGTCAGCCGCGGCTGATTTTAGTTCAATCTTATCCTTCTTGTCAAGTGCTTTTGTCTTTGCCTTTTGCAAATCAGACAGCTTATTCTGCAGCGGGATTATATCATCTAATTTCTTATTTTGTATTTCTGCTATCTGACCGGATAAATTTTCAATTATAGATTTACATGAATTTATCTTTGTAGTCAACTCATATATTTCTGATCTTAGTGATTCATTGTTTTTAACAGTAATAAGTAAATTACTTTCTTTATCAGATAAATCAGTTAACTTATTGGTCAACTGTAATAAAGAATCGGATTGAACATCCCTTGTCAAACACAAATGAAATGTTGATGTTTCCTTATGCTTATCATCTATGTCCTGATTACATTGCGGGCAGCGCGAATTGCTGTCATAGAATGATATTGACGCATTTATCTTTTTTAATTCTTGTTTTACCTTATTAACCTGTGTTGAAACTTCACTGTACTCCGATTTCAACTTAGATAATTGCGAATCTACAGTGCAATCAATCCGTTCATTATTATCGTGTATCTTTCTATTATAGTCAACTATATGTTTTTTATTCTTTTCTATATTTGATTGTAATAATGATACAGAATTATCATCAGAACAATTGATTTTGTTTATTGTGGATTTCAATGATTCGACATTTACATTGATTTTATACAAAACCTGATCTAATTTTACCAGATCAGATTTTATTATCTTAGTCTTATCCTTCAACAAATCAAACATTTTAGAAAATATTTGAATATCCAGCAATTCATCAATTATCTGTCGGCGGTCCAGCGCGGTTAATTTCATAAACGGAATATAATTAGACACAGATAAAATGGAAATTTGTTTGAATGTTTTTGCATTCATCCCTAATATCTGCTGTTCTAATATCTGTTGATAATCCTTATTAGCACTTTCCTGCTGCAATAGCATGTCGCATTCATATATTTCAAATATAGCCGGCTTCATCCCGCGAATTACACGATAGTCATTATTACCTACTGAAAAATCTATTTCTACAACACAATCCTTTCCATTGATACTGTTTATTAGCTGCGGTTTGTTAGCCCCTCGATAACTCTTATTATATAGTGCAAACATAATGGCATCAGAAGTTATTCCGGATTTTGCCGATCCGTTTTTTCCACTAATCAAAGTTAGATTGTGTCTATTTAAATCAATTGTGATAGGAACATTCCCGACACTCATAAAATTCTTCATTGTAATTCTTTTAAATGTTATTAACACTATTGTGATCCTGTATCTGTAGATTCTTTATATAATTCAGTTAACAGCGTCCTACACTCATTCTTAATGTCATCGGATATATTAAGTGATTTTAATGTACTATACATCAGATCAAGTGAACTATATGATTCTAATTCATGTTCATCGACCGGGGCATCTGATAACTCAATATCAGAGTCAACAATTGATATTTGATATGCCCCTGAAAGATTTATTGCAGTAATGAATCTATCAAATAATTTCTGATCTGTTTTTTTAACTACAATTATCTTTATGTATTTGTTATTACAATCAAACGTGATGTTAGAATAATCATAGAGACTATCATCATAGTATATTTTCTGATATTGAGAATATTCATTATCAATATATTCTAATTCATTGCTATCTAAATCAAGTACACAAAACCCGCGCGGTTCGTTATAATCGCCCCAGTTTAACGGATACGGGTTTCCTATATAGTGAATGTTTCCTAGTGAATTTCGATGATGAAAATGACCTGATATAACAACATCATATTTTATGAATTCACTGCTGTCAATTCCGTGTTCATTTTTCTTATTTTTCATCATTAGGGCATCTTTAACTTCTAAGTGCCCTATCAAAACCCGCGCAGAACTATTACTAATGTGTGTTAGTGTAGATTCATAATTTGAATTGTTTATCCACGGACACATTGTGAATTGTTTATCAAGCAACTCTACATCTTCAATGCCGGAATATGTTTTTATATTTTTACACTTAGAAAATATAAATGACGATGATATATCATTAGAATTTCTATAATAAACATCATGATTGCCCATTAGAACATGAACATCAATATCGTTTTCAATAACAGGTGTTATAAAGTCGCGTTCTATTTGATTAAGTGTAAGATATGATATTGTCGTTCTATTATCTACAAAATCACCGGCGTGTATTACTGTTTTTATATTATTGGCTTTAAGATATGGAAAGAAAACATCATTGAAAAATCTTGAGATATATAACGCGGTTATTTTATTTCCATTGCCGGCGCCGAAGTGTGTGTCAGTTAGTATTGCAATCTTATTCATTTGAAAATTCTAACAACCCTACTACATTTTCCCCGCGTCGCTTTCTCTCCTTTACTTCATCACTTTTTACAAACTTTGAGAAATCAACTTCACCCTGATTATTATCAATGAAATCCTGCATACACTCTAATAATTGATTATCAAAATCAAGTTCAGAATCCTGTTCATGCAATGAAAACAGATGTTGACTTTCCTTTATCAATTGTGTCTTTGTGTATAACTCGCGCTTTTCCTTTGTAATCTTTGATATAAACTCATAATAACAACACTGTGTAAAATACGAAAACGGCTTATTGAAATTTTCTGTATCAAACTTTAACACCGCGGCTAAACACACTTCAACGGCGTCTGCAACCATATCCTCCCTAAATGTATACCCTATAAAATTCTGCACCCCGGCTTTGTTTCTTGAGTGTGAGAAATTTTCGGCAATTAACATTATACATTCGCCTATATAATTAGGCATCAATCCTTTATAACCGGACTTAACCGCTAGTTGATAATCTTTTATAGCCTGTAATAGTTTATCATTATCGACGTAGTTGGCCATGATAAATCAAACTTTCTTTTTAGAAATTAATTGAACTACATTTCCCTTTAAATCATTTTCTGTAGGTGCCGATTGTTGTGATCTGATGTGTTTTGTATCAATGAATCCGATATATGTTTCCATTACTTCCGGGGTTGGATTTGCTGTATATGCAATAGTCGATTTGAACAATGTTATATAATCATCGTCAATCATCGGGGATATTTTACAAATCCCGTATGACGATGAATCATCTTCATTTATATATTCGTATAAAGCAACCGGATCATTTAACTGAATTGATTTCACGCTTGGGGACAATAAATCTTCTAACCTTGTGAGGCCAAGAATTAATTCCTGATCTGTTAGTCTGACAATTATTGCGATGCTGTCGTCTTTTTCGTATATCATGTAATTTTATACCTAAAGCGTTAGATTGAAACTTTGTGTATTTTCATTGTGAATTTCTGTTCATTATAAGTGTTAATTCGCTCGATGAAATGATTCCAGAGATAATTTTTGTGATCGTCTATTCTAAAATCATCAACTATATCAAATACAGTAGCAATAGTTTTTTCTTTGTGTTTTCTAAGTATTCGCCCTATTGATTGACGGACCCTAGAATCAGATTTAGACGGTGATCCGAATATTAGATTAGATAATGACGGGGCATTTACCCCTGTGGATAAACACTGATATGATCCTACTAGTATTGCATTATCATATTTGTCAATTATCTTTCTTATATTTTCCCTATCAACATCCGATGTGGCCCCGGACACAAAAAACACCGGTCTATCTTTTAACTCATTCTTTATTCTATTGAACAAAACTTTGCCGTGATTTTCAACGTGCGAACACAGAATGATTGTATTACCTTTTAATCCTTTTGTCAACTTAATTATTAGATCATTTCTTGGCTTATATGACTCTATGAATTTTATTTCATCTTGGTATTGTGTCTTAAAAAGGTTTCTGCGCACATCATCAGAATACTTTGCAACAACACAATGAATTTTCAAATCTGATAGGGTTTTATTCGCTATCAACTCATGGGTTTTATTTGCAATGAAAAAATCGCCGAATAGCCCCATTAGCGTCAATGCATTTGTTGCACCCTTCTTTATTGTGCCGGTAAACCCGAATCGGCGCGAAGTGTTCTTCATTTTTTCTAACAGCTTTATTATTATTTTAATGTTTGTAGAATTGTGTGCAACTATATGACATTCATCAAGTAACACCGCAAATATATTATCATAGAATTTCTGATTAGTTATATTTGCTAATGATTGCCATGTGCTGACGATTATTTTCTTGTTTGTAATCTTTTCCTTTCCCGAATATATTCTATGGACATTACTAACAAATTCATCGCCGAAGTAATCTTGAAAATCTGAATACATTTGATTCACAAGATTTACGGACGGAACAATAACAACTATCTTTTTATCGTTAGTATAATCATCATCGGCTAATAGAAATTTTATCAGCGTCGCCTGAATCAGTGATTTTCCTGATCCGGTAGCCGATTCTATTATTCTTCGTCGATATTTCAAACACTGATATATTGATCGGATTTGATACTCTCTAGGTGTGTAATTGTTTTTATACTCAATGTGATTTGTAATGATATCACTTATTTCATCATATGTTATATCCACTTTGTTAAACAATTCCTTATCACAAGTAAATGTATATGAATTGTCTTTACAAAATGTCAATAGTTGTTTTAGCAATCCTTTATATAGTGTTCTTGATCCTAACTTGAAAAATGAAAGGCGCCCGTCCCACATTTTATCTCTATAAAGCGGGTGAAATTTATAACCATCGACATAAAATGTGAAATGATCTTTTAACTCTGCAGCTATAGAATCATCACAACCTACTTTTATGTGTGTTTCATTGAAGTGTTTTATGTTTATTTCAGACAAAAGAAAATACTCTACAGGGTTGCTAGTTCTGTAGAGTATTTATTTTGATGATATTACTTTAACTTGTGTTTATTAATCAATGTAGTGATTTCATCATCAAGTTCAGTTGATAGTGACAACACCTCATAAATGCGTTCTGCTATGCGATCATATTTTTCACGCATTTCTTTGTAATATGAATATAGGTCTTGTAACTCCTTGCGCCGCCTGTATCCATTAAACCACGCATCATATTCTTTTGTTCCGTATTTGATAATTGATCCAGCTTCTGTCATTTCACCAAAATATTCAATGTCATAATTAATACGATAATGTTCATCAATATTTTTAGGCGGGGTTTTTAGATATTTACATTTTCCGGTCAACATTTCTTTGTATGAAGGTCTGTCCGTGCCGTCATCAACCGATAATTGCATTAGTGAACCAGCCGGTATATCGTGATATTTATAAATGGCACGGAATACTGAATTTTTTGTGTATCCTGCATCTGTATAATAAGACATATTGACTACCGATTCCCCTAATCGTGGTTACTTGATTTCAACGAGTAGCCATTTAATCATGGCATTTGCCGGCAGCGTAGTTGTGCCTTCCGGTAAACTCGGGCCAATGTACTGACCGACAATAATACTATCACCAGAACTGAGGCTGACATTGCAACGATTAGTCGGGATTAAAAGTCCGATCACATCGGTAAACACCGCAGCCGCGTCGGCATGATCGACAGCGGATTCAATGCCGTCGAAAAACAGTTCTTCAATAACGCCGTTCAATGAAATTTCCTCCACATCAATTGTGACAGGAAATCCGCGAACCATATTCAGTGAAAACGCATTCGTAATGATCATAATCTTAATACCCTTTAGTAAATCGCATGATTGACTGAATTCCGGCAAGCATTTTTTCTCTTGCCGACGAATTTGCAGAGTGAACCGATATATTCGGCGGAACAAATCCCCGAGTAGCAACAGCCTCCTCTATCCACAGAATGACATCATACCCGGTGCCGCGATTGTCATCGCCTAGATCATGATCTAGGCTTAATTCTTCAACTTCCACAGATTCAAGTAAATGAATAACTTCATTCGGCCAATAGGCCCTCACCCATCCATCCGGAGCGTTCCTTTCATCATCAAGAAAAACACGAATCATCGTCTTAATCACATTGTTGAGTTTGGAAAAATTACACAACAACATTAATACGGAATGTCGTCGTCATAATCATAATCGTCATCATCAAACCAGATTAAATTAGACGGTGACTTTGTGAACATTTCAATAAGCTGCGCCGCCGTATATTTACGGGCATAATTGTTATACCGCTCAAATTCTCCGAATACATCTTGTTCAAAGTCATCAAGTTCATAATCGTTCATGGTCACAGCGCCCTTCTTGTTGTCGATGTGTGTACTATATACAGATCATCATGCATCGTCAAGCCCTAAAAGTCTCACTCTGTAAAAATATGCCAAAAACGTTCATTTTTGTGCTTGTAACCTATTGATTCTGCTGATGTTTATTTTGGGCATTTTTTGACCCTGTAGGGGTATACAGGGTCGGGTAAAAGTTTTTAGGGTTTATTGCGTTTTTCTAATGAAAACAATCACATAAGTGTGTAGAATAACAATCAATTTCCATCAAGATGTTTTATCCAGTCTATTGCGTTTTTAATCATGAAGGATCGCTGGTGTAATCCCTTAATCATTTCCTGAATGATATATATTTTTGTGTTCTGCTCATCAATTTGTGATTTACTGCTGATAATATCCTCATCGGCATTTATATATGTGTCCAGATCGCCCTTTAGTATTTTTAAGTTAAACGGCTTATTCTTGTAGACTGCTGCTGAAGATTTACCGGTATAATACTCAAATGTGTCTTTAATTAGTTTATCGTGTGTGTCTTGAAGCCGACGCAATGTTGATTTTTCTACACTCAATATATTAAGATATTTTGCGTGTAATCTTGGTGTGCTTAACGCAGCGCTATCAAGATTTAATCTATCTATTACCGAATCTGCTTCTATTTCTTTTAAAATGTCATCAATGTTCATTTAAATGTCCCGATATATATCTGGTCTGCACCCGAACAAATCGGGTTGTGTCCAGAATTATATTAGTCTGAACGGGGATAGTCAAGTATTGCTGTAGAGCTATTTGGGGTCTTCACCTGAACAGATCAGGATTTGCTGTAGAGCTATACTAATTTGCTGTAGAGCTATACTAATTTGCTGTAGAGCTATACTAATTTGCTGTAGAGCTATTTGGGGTCTTCACCTGAACAGATCAGGATTTGCTGTAGAGCTATACTAATTTGCTGTAGAGCTATACTAATTTGCTGTAGAGCTAAACTAATGTAGACCTGATGTACACCAGATAATTCTCTTCAGGAGTTATCTCCTGAACAGTTCAGGTATAAACCCTAATTCTCTTGAGTTATCTCCTGAACAGATCAGGATTTGCTGTAGAGATATTATTGTGTATTTAAAATTGTGTAGAGATCAGATATAGAAATCTTAAATGATTTATTTAAGATAGAGTTCTGGCCTGTTATCTGTGTAGATATTGTGATTTGTCATAATTAAATTCATAATAAATAAATGTGTATTTCTATATTTACTTTCAGTAAAGTTATTATTTCCTGATGTGTTCGGGTGCAGACCAGATAATTCTCTTCAGGAGTTATCTCTCTACATCATCTCCCGAACTGTTCGGGTATAAATCCCAATTCTCTTCAGGAGTTATCTCTATATTATCTCTCTACATCATCTCCTGAACAGTTCTTAAGTTATCTCTCTACATCATCTCCTGATCTGTTCTTGAGTTATCTCTCTACATCATCTCCTGAACTGTTCGGGCACACTAGATAATTCTCTTGAGTTATCTCTACATCATCTCCTGAACTATTCGGGTATAAACCCTAATTCTCTTCAGGAGTTATCTCTACAACAAATCCTGATCTGTTCTGGTACACTAGATAATTCTCTTGAGTTATCTCCTGAACTATTCGGGTATAAACCCTAATTCTCTTCAGGAGTTATCTCCTGAACAGTTCTTAAGTTATCTCTCTACATCATCTCCTGATCTCTTCTGGAGTTATCTCTACATCATCTCCTGAACAGTTCGGGTATAAACCCTAATTCTCTTCTGGAGTTATCTCTATATTATCTCTCCACATAATATTCATTTATAACTCATTTGTAAATATAATTTACTTATATATTTTTAAGACAAAAGACTATTTTCCCTACACTAGAAGGGCCTGTTTTAGTCCAGATTGGCGTATACAAAGAGATTGTTCACATGATGTTTACTACTAGAACTAGCACGATAGAATCTTTCAATTCCTGATCACAATTAGAACAATCAGCTAATTGTGATCTGTGTAGAGGGAATCCTAGAACTACACAACTGTTTCGTGCTGTTTTCCGCGATATTATCAGAGGGCTTATTAATAATATCTATTTTAAAGCGATTCCGGTCGAATCAATAATACTACTTGATTCACACTAATGTTTGCCAGTTCTAGCGACGCGCATCAGTTTATTGTGTAACACAGACGAATTAGCCGAATCCAATTCAGAGACACAATAATCTTTATTTTTCTTTCTACTACCCTTGTCTTAACTATTATATAGGAGCCAATAGCAACAAGCGGATTATAGCGGCTTTAGGATTAGGAAATCGGATTTAGTCATTGCCCGTCAACCTGTAGCCCTTTTCTTGTGTATACCTTCCCCGCAATGAATTCATAATAAATCTAGGATATATCTATTTAGAAAATTTTAAAAAACTCTATCAAAAGTTTGTTCCCACCAGTCTACGGAAAACTCTATTGACGCACGCTGTATAATCGGATATTGATCCTGCGAATCAAACCGCATAGGGGATAGACTAATCGGGAAACAGTCAACTAAGTTGATAGTATACAGATAGTTTGATTGATTGTCAAGTACATTTAATGAAATATCTGTTGCTGCATTGTATATATCTTTCTGCCCCGCGGTTGATTTATCATTAGGTATTGCAAAGGAACGAATCCAGCGGTATGCGGACATATAGTTACTTAAATCTTCATTCACAAGAAATTCTGTTTTAAATGTAGAATACTGCAGCTTTAATCCGGGGACGAATATGTGCGCCGTCGGATTAGGAACTTCAATATTCTGACAATCAACACCCGGCAATACCGTGCTAGTTAAGTAATACTCAACATCTGGTATTTTCTTAATTTGCATTCTAAAATTATTTGTTAATGCGCTGTTTTGATTAAATGTCATTATAGATCAGCTAGTGTTATGTTAGAAAATTGTCTGTACCCGTGTTGTGTGTTTCCTTGTAATGTCACTTTTTCAGAAAATATATCATCACACAATATTATTGCGCCTTCATCTGCGGAGTCGGGCGGGAGCCATTCGGTTTGTGCGTTTATTAGAGTAGTTCCGGATACATACTCAACCGGGTTTGAATAATATGTTTGATTGAATGAATTATCGACGATTAGAATGTTTACAATTGCGCCGGGCGGAACTGTGTCGCCGATATACACATCAATACTACTTAATGTTGCATCAAGTATATTGTTTGATGTTTGCACCCAGTCATTTGCACTATCACATATTGTTGCCCTGTCTATTGTCATGATCTTTATACTATTGCTAATATTGATGTGTTTGATACCGTGACTGTAACCCCGGCGTTTATTATCGGTGAAACTGATATTGCATTTTTATTAGACGGAATTATATAATTATTCGCAATTACCTTTTGTGTAAATTTCATCTCCGGGACAAAAAATGTATTCCAACTAACGAATTCACCTATTGCGTTATCAAATACATTTAATGTACTGTTTGTGGTGTCATACCAGAGTTTTCCAAAGAATAAATCACTTGTCGGTCTTGTGTTTGATTTTACTATTAATTTAGTCCCGGTTGTATTATTTACATAATCAACTAATGAATTTAATTTTTGCATCCATACATTTACTGTATCGGTTTGATTAATATGTTCTAGGCTCATTGCGGCGTCTCAGTATAGTTAATATTGTGTCTATTTTTTTATTTAATTCATCAACACTTTCTTCTAATTTATAAACCCTATCAATCAATTTTCTTTGTTGTTTTATTCTATTTCTTTCATCTTCATTTACAATTGATAGGGATTTTGAATTTGGGTCTCGAAATATATTTTCAACATCGGTTTTTATTGATTTCATTATGTAATCGTCGCCCCTAATGAAATGTATTTCCAGTTTGTGCCGTTGGATACAGCTAATCCCTCATATCCGGTATCTGATATATATGCAATTGCGGATTTCCCGGCGGTGCTCGGATTTATTGCTAGTAGTGCGGATTTTGTATATTTCTTAATATTGAAATATGAGGAATTCAATAACGACCGCACCCTATTTGATGTATAATATAAATTGCTTCCTTCTGATATTGATGTGGTTGATAAGGAAATGTTTTTTATCTTATTCCAGTCAATTTTTGCATCCGATTCTATTATTGTAGTTGATCCGACTTTAAACGACGATGCAGTTATTGATGCCGATGCGGTTATGTCATAAATGTTTTTTAGTGAGACATTTATTCCGGATGCCGACGCAATTTCAACTGCCCCGGAGTATAGTTTTCCTGTAAAATATACATCAGAAGCACTAAATGTCCCGTTTACACTCAGTACATTTTGTGGGTCTGTATTCATTATTCCGACTTTTCCGGATTTTGTTATTGTTAATATAGATGTTCCTTCATTTGCGGCTAATAATGAGTTTGTTGAGTCTGTTTTTATGGACCAATTTGTTGTCGTTGTTTTTAAGTTAATTCCAACATTGGTTGCCGATGATTTTAGTGACAATAATTCAGGAATCGGTTCTAATTCAGTATACCCGATCCCGACATTTCCGGGGGATGATACGGCATTTATGAATAAGTTTTTATTAGATTGATTACCGAGGGTTATTGTTGAGTTACTAGAAACTGTAAGTGAATTATTAGCATAATTCAATGTTGTTGAATAGGTGTTGTTTGTTATTTGTAATGAATTAGTCTTTGTAGTTCCGTTGACATCAAGGGTTGTTGTCGGAATTTTTCCAATACCTATCTGTCCGGAATATAACACATACAATGATGTTATATTGTCTTTTGAATAAAGAACTAAATCTCTTTCCGTCGTGGTTGTTTGATTTGTTAATTGAGTAAATCTTGTGTTTGTTGATGTATTATTTGAAAAATATAGTGATGAAGAGAACGGAACATAACACTCATTTAATACAACAAAATTAACCGGACTGCCTTCCCCGGACAATAAATTATACACATAGTTTATTGCACCGACTAATGATGTGTTAGTCGGTGCAGGGGTTTGTAGTGCCGACAATTCGCCAACGGGGGTGAATTTATCAAATTCACCCAATAGAGCATTAAAATTTTCCCTTAGTTTTTCTATTTTAGAATTATAAGGTACATTTAAATCATTTGCGAAGTCTGTCATGATATTATTTTTCTAGTGTTACAATTCTTAGGTTTTTGCAGGTCGGCACTTTAGTTGTGTCTGACGTTAACATTACTATTTTTATTGCCCAAATGTTAAATCCGGCGGCAGCGTCAATATTATATTCATTTTCAGAAAATTTATTATTTGAATTCGGCTTTGTAGTTACAACCTTTGTCATTTCTACCCAAGGTTTTGTTTCAAATATATCAGATTCATATCCGGTTTTTGCAAATATTTTTATTGATGATTCCGCATATTCAAAATCGTCTATGTATAGTTTTATTGTGCCGCCTATAAATCCGGGTGCTAGAGTGACCTTTCTAGTCATATATCTTGCTAACGCATTACCGTCATTCGCTAGGGTTTCATCTGTAGAGTCGTTATTAATAATGTTTTTAATCATTATCAATGATGTTCTCTGTAAATCAATTACCGGCGATACATGATCGCTGTTTGTAATCAATCTATATGTTAATCTATTGTCGCCGATTGTAGAGAACGTGTTTCTGCTAGTTAGTGTTATATTAGTGTTCTCGTTTATCGTTGACGTTGTTGATGTTGTGCCGTCGGTTGTGGTTATATCAAATTGTAATTCTGAAACAGAATCAAATTTTATAGGTGCTGAAGTCAGGTCTATAATGTCATATGAAATCGCATCCGCCGGGGGTATGAAATCGTGCGTTAGCGACGCTTGTGTATTTACATTAAACTTACACCTGTTTATTCTAAACATTATGTCTGAATCTTGTTCAGCGGTCCATGTTGATGAATTTTGGGACTTAAACATTGACCCAACATACGGCTGTTTATCAATTATCTTCCTCGGCGCAGAATTTAGAATGTCCGCGCCGAACTGTGCAAAATACACTTTATATATATCGCTATTACTCAATAGCACAAATGAATGTTCACCGGCTTGTAAGTATATAGGGGAACTAAATTTAAATTTAGTTGGTATTAATTTATTTAATGTCCCAACACTTATAGTCGAATTTACAGAAACGCCCTGTGATGAACTAATATTATTTGTTATAACTTCATTAGGATATAGGGTGACTTCGCTTAGTGGATATATAATTGATGAGTGTGGATATCCGTTTACTGTAGGTCGTATTTGTAATTTAACCGGTAAAAATGGGTCTTTCTTTTCAAAGTAAATGTCTATTGATTCTAAAAATAATCCGTTAGGATATACTAGTTCATCAACAAAAAATGTCTGTGCAAGAGGATCGCCACCCTTATTTACTGCAATATTAGATAATGTCAATCTATTTAAGAATTGTCTTGCTGATGTTGTCGGCGTCGGCGTCGGCGTCGGTGTTTGCGTCGGCACGGCGGTAGTAACAGTTGTTCTGGTTATTATCGGCGTTCTGGTGTTTATTATTTGTTGCTGTCTGTTTATTATTACACCCATTGCGGTGTAAATTCCCTCTGCACTTGAAATTGATGTCGAAACGTCATTGGTGCTATTATCAATAAATCTAACTATTCTATTTCCGGTTCTGAATATTCCGCCGGGAATTGACAGTGTTGTGGTTATTTCCCCTGCGCCGTCACTTTGTACCGCGGCGCCGCCCGGCAAATATTGCGTAGCCGGCTGTTCATCAAAAAATGCCCAAAATTGTGTGTTAGGTCTAACGCCTTTTATTGATATTGCAATGTCTCTTTGTCTAATATACGGGATTATATTTCTTGATATTTCTACATCATCAACGGTTGTGGTTATTCTTTCTGTTGTTGAAGTCGTTGTTGAAGTCGTTGTTTGTCCTGTCCATGATGTGCCCCAGACATTAAATATTGATCCCATTCCAATGTTATTGGTAGAATTTTCAATTACTTCTGCTTGCCCCTGAACATTTGTTATGACATCAGGCAATCTGTTTAGGTCAAACCAAGTGTCGTTTTGCGGATTCATTGATACTATTCCGGTCCACGATAATACATTATACGGGTTTATTGCAACTGTCGATGATGCTATCGGTTGATCTATATATACTTGTGAGGTATAATCTATTGTTGAAATTCCGTCTGCTGATACTATTATGTTGTTTGAATTTGTTTGTGAATATTGAACCTCAGCATTGCTTAATTCAAATGCTGGTCTTAACTCCCTGTTTTCCGGGTCTATTGAACACATATATGTCGGCTTATAAACATCCCCTATTGAGTGTCCAATGAATCCGTCCACTAAAATTCCGTTTTTATACCGCGGTACTCCATCAATATCAAATATTTGCTTTTGTGCGACGTTTGATTCTGTTAATGATAGAGTAGTATAATATTCTAAGTTAGAAATTCTTGTTTCCAACTTACCAATATCGCGCATAGTATATCTTTTATTTTCTACAAATCCAACTATTATTTTAGACAAATCATTAGTGTACGGCGGAATTTCTAAATTCCATAGTACCATGGAATCAGATGCCGCCGCCGGCGAAACCGGGTTGAGTGCGGGTATTCCTTTTACAATACTGAATTTTAAGTCTTTGTTTATTATTATTTTATCTTTTCTTGATACATAAAACTGTGTATCAAAATTTATTTTGCCGTTTTGTGTCGGTGTTGTATTTCCGGAAATTAAATTTCCGGTTGTCCAAACTGGCCTAAAATCGAAACAATCCCTTAATTGTAAAGTTTTACCGGATGCGTTGACGTGAGTTGGTATTGAATCATAATCTGCATATGAATCTACTGTAAGTGCGCCTATTCCGGAGTGTGAATAGTAGGTGACTGTTATGTTTAATGTTTCCGCATATGTAGTTGACACATTTTTAGTTAGATAACTTTGCCAGTATACGCTATCGGTTGCATTTTTAACTAATGTGAAATCAGCAGTTCTGTTTATTCCGGTAGTATTTCCTATTACAGTAACTGATATAACGTCAGATGCGTCTAGGTCTATTCTCGTCGCGTTTCCTGCCCCTACAACAAGTTTTGTTGTCTGGGTTTTTGTTCTTATCTGCGGTGAATTTGTCACTATTGTTGCATGACAATTCAGCGTCCTCGCAGATGAAAATGTAACCAAAATTCTTCCTATTTCTGATGATCCGACTGACGGAATGTTGACCGTTGTCGGGGTTATTATTGCCCCGGTAGTTGAATCTAAAAACGTGTAATATTGAGATATTGCGCTGTATCCGCCGCCGGAATATGTGCCTTGCCCAAAGAACCGTTCGTTGCTATTTGCGGTATATAGTGTAATTGTATTTGTTCCGTCGGTAGATACGCCGAAATATTGTTTTGTTAATTCAACAGAAACATCGGTGAGTCCGCCGCGAACCGTCCATGATGAATTTGTGTCCCATATCAGGGTTATGTCATTCGGTTCATTTATTACAACATTACCAGAATTTTTTGTTAAATTACTTATAACTGCTCCGCTTGGGCATGTTATTTTATCAAAACCAAAATTTAATAGCGGTTGTTGAATATCAGTTAGCGACGATCTAAGTCCGTATATGTATATTCTTATTTTTCCGCTATCATTTCTAATACATTTGCACTGCGCATATCCGACTATAACGTCTGCATTTGTTTTTAGTGTCAATAGATCATTAGGCGCAACTGCCCCTATAGCGGTAGCTGCTTCGATGTATGCCCCGTAATATGTCGGGACTATTTGATTGTTATTTGTGTCTGTATCAATAGCCCTATCTACATCAAGAAACTCTTTGGATATTGTTTCAAACTCAAACCCGTTTACATATGCCTTTCCTGAATCGACTTCTACAATAAATTTGTTTGTGTCTGTTGCATGGTTTTTAAACCCTATTTCAAACGGTCTTACCGTGTAGTTTCCGGATTCATCAAAAGTTCTTCTGGCGAATGTTTTTGCTAGATCGGAGTATTCTGGATATTCTATTTTAGATTGAATTTGACCGGATTCAATCTTCGTTAGTTCTATAAAATTTATATCATTAGAGTTTTGTGTGCTTAAATCTCTAACGCCTAATTCTATAACTATAGAATATCTGTGTGCGCCGGGTGCATTGTAATTAGTCGTTCCTGATGCGGGGTCATATAAACTACTATCATCAGATTCCGTTATTATTAAATCTGATACGTTAAACCCAACTCTATACGATGGTGTGTTGTTTTCATATGAAAGTGCTATTGTTTGATTATCTGTGTATACAAAATATCCGTTTATATAAAATACACCAGAATTAACCGAGAATATTGCTGCGTTTGTTATCGGAACAGAAGTTAGCGAAAATGTATATGAATCGTCAAATGTAGTTAGTGTTTGACCTGGGGAAAATGATCCGGAAGTTATGTATGTTACTATAAGTTTGTATTTCTCAGATTCTGTTTTTCTGTCTATTTGTATTACTTTAGCTTTCACAGAGCCGTCGATTGATTGTACTATTAGTCCGTTTAACAACTCCGCCGAAGATATGGTATTGGGGTCAACATTAAGGCAAATTGCATCGGTATTAAGCGTTGTTGTGCCGCCGGTAACTACCGATCCGTTTTTAAATATGTGATTTCCTAATCTTGATATTTGCTTTTGAACAAGAGATTGTATTTGTGTTAATTCTCTTGCCTGAACTGATCTTCCGGGATTAAAAAGAACAGATAACCAATTTTCATGATTCTGTGCATCATCATAATAGGGTGTTACATTAAAATTCATTATGTATTCTCTTTATTGTAAAAATGGGGATTTCCCAAATGAAAGCATTGTTAATTGTTCTATTATTTTTATAAATGCCGGATCATTATTTCTTATTGATCCTATACCTAGTGACAACGGCGCGGTAACACCGGTTGGTGTATTATTTCCGCTTCTTGTTGTATTTATAACGGGATTAGTTTGTGTTGGTGTAACATTTTGTTGTGTACCTTGTGTTCCCTCAAATGTAGTTCCTGAAAGACCTAATGCGATTTGTGTTCTTCTTCGTATCTCATCCTGTTTATTTGCTGGTCTTTCAACATCACTAACAAAAGCCGCCACGGCATCTTGAATATTTGTTGATGCTTTGAATGCCTTAGATCGCTTTGCTTCTTTTATTATTAGGTCTATATTATACTCTGCCGTTAATAAGTCGCTCGGGTTGTGTCCGGTTCCTAGACCGCCTTTTGTGTTTATTTGAAATAGTCCATACCACGGGGAGTCTTTGTGTTTTGCTGCTGGATTTAAACTAGATTCTCTAATAGCATTTGCAATTGCCGCGCGCGCCTGAATATCACTAAACCCCGCCTCTCTAAATTTATTATAGATCATCATCGCAACATCTTCGCGCCCGCGAGGTATGCCCATTAGTTTAATGTTTGGATTTCCAACAAGTGCCCTAGCCGGATTCTTTTGTTTTTGTGGTTGCTCGTCGCCGCCGCCGCCCTGCGGTGTGTCAGTTTGTTGTGCAGTCGGCTTTTGTCTATTTGCGCCTATTGACTGATCTGTTTGCTGAACTACCCTAGCGGTTTGTTCACTGGCGGATACTTTCGGTTTATTTTTTCCATCATCATCTGCTGCGTCATTAAGTTCCTTTAATTTATCCTGCAACTCTTTTAGTTTATTTTCGGCGTCCAGTTTTGCTTTTGATACAGACGATATGCCGCTTCTATTGAGTATTTCTAATTGGAGTTTATTTCTGGTTTCTTCATCAACACTTTCCGGTATTTTGTCATATTCGCGTTGATTTGCTTCTAATTGACGTTGTAGTGTTTCCTGAAGAATATCAATCTCTTGTTTTTGTTTCTTTATTCTTTCATTTAAATCTGACTTTTGTTCTTCCGGTGAAGGTCCACCCGATCTAACTGCTACTGTTGGGAAATCCGGTTTGATATTTCTATCGGCTTCTTCTTTTGTTGGATTGTTTGGTATATCTGTTGCAGTGTTATATATCATTGATCCGATTTGCCAGCCGACGGCGCCCGCGGCTGCAACAGCAATTGTTGCAAGTCCAGCCGGTGTTAATGCGCCGCGCAGCGCTAAAACGGCGACATTTTTTAGCGCGCCTATTATATTTTTGGCTAAATCAAGTATTATGTCAGGAACGACTTTAGATATTAATGCAATTGCTGCTACCGTCCACGCCGCACCTTCCATGGTTTCCCCGTTTTCAAATTTTTTCTTGATAAATTCAAATGCTGTTGTAAATCCTTCTAATATAAATTTTGATATTCCTGTAAAAATATCCCCTAGTGTGGATATTATTGTTTTTCTTCGTTCTTCGGATTCTTTACTATCACCGAAAATTGAATTGAATGTGTTTGATACAGAGTCTTTTATCCACTTGTATACGTCTTTTATGCTTGATTGTAAAAATTCAGATACTTCCTTTTGTGCTTTTTCTCTGACGTTTTTTATTTCGGGGTTTTCTGTTGAGAATAGCCAGCCTATGGCGCCGGTCATCGCCGCGCCTAGTGAAAATTTAGCTAATTTAGATAGCCATGATGACGATTCATCAACTTCAGTTCCGGTTTTTGAAGTTGATGAAACTTTGCTTTTATTTTCCCCAAGATTTGTTCTTAGTAATTCATTTTTTATTTCTAGTTGAACATTAGACATATCCTCTGTATTAGACTCAATCTCCTGTAGTAATTGAGTCTGCTTCTTCATGTTTTTTAGAACATCGTTAAATGAATCGTCCGATGTTGTTCTTCCGGGGGATTTATCATCATCTGTTATCATTTTGGCTGGCTTTTTCTATTTTCTTCTTCTTGTATGTGATTAACCAATAACAGGGAGTAAATATCTCTTTCCCAAGGCATCATATTATCAAGAAAATCTATTGACCACTTATGAATGTGTATTAGTGCAAAGTTTACTTTATAATATGTTTCTAGTGATTCGTGGGAAAGAGAAACTAAAAAAAATCTGTTAAGTGATTCATTTTAATGGTGTGTTGCTTCCCGCACTTAGGACAATTGGTAATAGTCTCCGATAGTAATTTTGGCGCAGATGTTATGAATTCTTTTATCTTTGCTAATTTATCTGATGATATGCAATTTATGAATTCTATCAAATCCTCTTTTGATACTTCTTCGGGCATATACACGGAGTCGTCAGTAAATATCATTGATATTAAATGTGATATTGATTCCGCGGCTTCATTTTCATTAGCAATATCAAGTGTATCTTTCATAGACGGATATTTTAGTTTAATGCTAACATTATCATCCAATTGAATTACATTAGGTATATTAGACTTTAATATCTTAACGTCGTTTAGATTTATTGAGAACGGGACAATTTCCCCGCAATCATCCGCATCACACGTTATCTGAACATCTATTGTTTCCCCTACAGACTTTGATCTAAGTTTAATGAA